CATTTGCTACAATGCAGTCAATAGGCCAACCGATATCCATTGAAGAGATGTCTGAGGATGAGCTGAGGCGTCTAGTCTTAGTGAACTTGGCGAGATTAAGCGTCAAAGGTGAGTGGACTGGATTGCTAACGGCTGCGGGTGGCGGGGCTGATGGGGTCAAACTCCCCGGAACAGTTGGAACATACACTAATTTTTGCATGGTTGATTCCCCTCCGTGGGGTGTTGCTCCTAACACTTCCACGGATGGAGACCCGACATTTACCGACGACGCTTTCGGCTATTGCTTTACAGCGGGCAAGACGGGCACATTAGCGATGCTTGGTGCCAATTTCGCCGCCGCTGCGTCGTTCGTAGTGGGTGTGTACGATATGAACGATGATGGATTACCTAATACTTTGATTGGGAAGGCGACTCTTACCGCTACCGGGTCCGGTCAGATTGAGCAGACTAGCATAACCGGACCATCAGCCGGAGCTGCCGGTTCTTTGACAAAAGGTGAAAATTACTGGGTTTGGTATGTTCGCGCCACATCGACCTCAAACGGTAATATCAATTGCGCTTTGAATTCTAATCGAGGTCGAATAATGCCTTCCGACAATGTATTGAATACTAAAGGAGGAAATGTCAAATCTACGAATTACGATTCTTCAACAGGGCTTCCCGACACATGGTCCACCACTGGAATGCAACCAGACAACAGTTATGTCGGGCGCTTTTGGTACGAGGTGAGTTAATGAGAAACTGGATTCGGTTATGTGACGAAGTAATCATTGATGAAGGTGAATATGATTTTACTTGGGATGACATAAGAATTCTGAGAAATGGTATATTGGATGCTACAGACTGGCGAGCAGTCAAAGATAGAACAATGTCTCAAGCGTGGAAAGATTACCGCCAAGCTCTGAGAAATCTCCCTCAAGATTACGAAACAGCAAACGACGCAGCGGACAATTGGCCTCAACCCCCAGAGTGAGAACATGACGAAGCGCAAACCTGAGAAGGTCATTGAATATCGGATATCACTTCAAGACAAAGAGCGAGAGATGGTCGAATCTTTGACTACGGCAATGTATCTCAGCTCAGGAGCAAAGGCGTTAGATGCCTTAGGAATTGATGAGATAACAAAAATGCTAGATGACCCGACTAAGTTGATTCAAGTCTTCTATTCAATAGCTATGATTCTTGAAGCGATGGGATTTGAAACGGGCCTACCCACTCCAATGGATTTCGGTTCGTGGTATGGTGAAAGACAATCTAAGCTGGCCCAAATGAAAGCGGACAGAGAAGCGGCTGGTGGAGATGTCTCTGTAGTAGGTCAAGTTCTTGATACATTCAGAACTTTGTTCGGAGTAGACCCATCAGAGCGTTGGAACTAGATGTAAGACCAAATCCACCAAATGAGCCTTCTAAGGTATTTTTTCTCCCTCTCTACCCCTAGGGGTTGGGGCGCATCTTCGACATTCTTTGGCTCGGTTTTGAGCTGTGTTCGCCAAGACCAAGTTTCTAGGGCTTTTTCTTGAAGTTCTTCTTGTGTTATCTCTTCGGAGACAAAAGCAAGCCAGTCTTCCCGAGTTGGTGGCCCTTCTGGATAACAAGTGATGCAATGAGGCTTGCGCATCCCGTTGCATATCTGATGAATATCAGAAAAATATGAGCAAGGGATTGTATGAGCTACTTCAGCTAGAAGTTGTTCCCGAACCCATGCCGAGAAGTTATTCTTTGAAGAGGCTAGTATTGAGGTCTGTTCATCCAAAGATATCGACTTGACGACCTTGGTCATTCATTCACCCCCACTAATGAATGAGAGACGCCGGGTCTAGTAATGTAGCATTGTTCATTTTGAATCATAGCTACCTGTTCAAATGTCTCGCATTCGAAGTGAATCTTACAATATCGACAACGAAGTTTCAGTTTCATAAGAAACACCCTCCGGTTGCATTACAATCGAAGTCGGCCGGGTCTAGCTCAAATCCAAAGTCCTCTAAGGTGACATCCGAATTGAAGGCTTCAATCGACTGTGTCCCGAAAAGGCCTCTCTTAGTCCCGTTGGCTTTTGCGGCTCGCTCCATGTCTAGGGCGATGGCGAATAGCTCTGGCTCCTCTCTCTTGAGCTTGGCCCAATTCTTACTGCCTTGGTACATGCACATGAAACAACCAGACTTGGCGAATTTGTGTTCGGGATAATGTTTAGCAAGCCATGAAATGCAAGCTTGTCGGCTCATGTCAATTTCAAGCAATGGGTAGCGGTTTGATATCCATGCTAAGTCTTCTTCATGCTCAGCTCGGTGTCTTTCGTCTGTTGTTATCCCTAGCCAAATGTAGACCCATGGCTTAGGCCCGGTCTGGTCGACCAGAGACTTAGCAAGCCTACGGAAGGGGTAGATTTTGAAATTAAAGGTACACCTAGGGTTGCCTACCATTGGAATCATCTGGTAGTGTCTGTACCATTCATGTAATGGCTTGTAGCCTTTGATGTGTGCAGGGTCGTCCTCCATACCTCTTCTAAAGTCTGCATAGGCAGTATAGAAAGGTAAGCCGACCTTTTCACATTCTTTCTGAACATAGGCGACAGTGGCATAGGTTTCCTTAGACTCGCTTCCTGTATCGCAAAATATGACGGCGTCTGGCTTCGTTTCCCATTCACCTCTAACGGCCTTGAGAACAATTACCGACGACTGTACGCCGCCGCCGTAGGAGATTATATTCAATGAATCAACTTCCTAAAGTTGCATTGGGGGCACTTCCAGACACGGAGGTATTCTCCGTGTGAAGAAGTTGGCATTCGTTCGTATTTCATTTCTTTACCGCAAGAGTCGCACGGAATGGTGTTTTCGCCCATGGCCCTAGGGCGGGGGTGGTAGGTATATACTTATCCATACTCTAAATGGGTAGGTAATACCACTATACTACTACTATACCTATTCAATAACATAGTTAGTAGTAGTATAGAGGGTCAGGCGGTTGGTTGATAGACCGCCGACAGTCGGAACATGACCCTTGTCTCCCGAAATGACGCTGTTGTCCGGTTTGATGGCGATTAATTTGGTTATCTTGCTTGTTATCATCCGTATGAGCAAAATTTACCTTGACGAAGCTATATCGGAGCTTGACGGACGCTTGGCAATGGCACTCCAGTCGGTTATGGATAACATAGGGATGGGTGATTTTGAACCACCTAACCCTGTTCAAGCGGCAATCGGCCAGCTTATTCAATCATGGGCCACTCAACAAATGAATACTATCCCTGCAACCGTTATCGATAGAGAAAGCAATGGCCAATTTTCGCCAAGTAATGAACCTAAGGTTGATTAGCTAGGTTCTCAGCCGGGAGCCTATGCCACGCCGAAAGAAATCTAAGCGCCGAAGAAGCCCAAAGACGACAAGTCTCTATGACCTAGCTGTCGCTTATGGAAACGCCTCAATCATAACCATGGGTATTGCTGGAACAAGCCCGTACGGGTTCATTACTGGTAAAGCCGATATCGGATATACCTCAGGTACTGCCTCAGGCCGTCCTCTGTTCACTGGACAAGCGGCTGAAGGTATGCAGTTAGTCGGTGCCGGAGAGATATCCCTCGGTGATATCATGGCTCAACCCGCTCTATCCTTCGCTCAGATGTCTGCGAACGCACAAGCTAACGCCGTGCCTATGGCTCTGAGTGCAATCTCCTTGAACGCTGGTGCGAAAATCTTCCGTAGAGTCATGAGGAAGCCCTTCAATCAGGCTAACAAGTTGATTAGACCCCTCGGTCTTGGAGTGAGGCTGTGATAATATGGCTACGAACACAGTGAACGGAATTTTGGTTTGCTCGGATGGGACGAATATTCCTCTGAAGGCCGAGCTCGCTGAAGGTACGGAGTCAGATTTGACGACAGACACCACCTATACAGTCAGCGCTCAGAACATAGGCGACTATGGACTAGGCAAGACAATTGTTCGTGGACTTGTCACTTGCGATAACGGAGTCGCATACGCATACATCTTGAGGCAGGGTCTGGTGGCTGCAATCATTCCAGTCGCAATCAAAGGTGTATCGTCTGAAACTCCAATGCTCTGTTCACCATTTACTCTCCAAGCTGGTGACAAGCTTCGAGTCATGAACAACACAGCGGCAGACAGAGAAGGAGCACTATGCTACTACACTTCGTCCGGCGTTTCCCGTATTGCAGTCGTCACTCCAACCGGTGGAGCTACAAACGAACTTGTCGACCTTCAAACTTCGAACTCCATAGGAGACACTGTTCAGGGCCAGACAATTGTCAAGGCTTTCTTCACCTCTGTTGATGGTGCTAAGGTCGAGACACCCGGAGCTGTCGTCGTTGATGCTCTGGGCAATGTTGTAGGCTCTGTTTCTGTTTCAGACCCCTCAAAGCTTCAAGCACAGTTTAACCCGTGCTCTATACCTGTGAATCTAAACTTCAAGGCTCAATACCTAACAAACGCCTGAAGGTGATATCGATGGCGATGACTAAAACCCAAAAGCGGAATATGTTGGAAGCTATTAGAGTTAAATCAATCAAGCTGTATATTGATGGATTGATGAGTACTAATGATGTAGAAGCCATTAGTAGAATTGTAGAACGCAACAAGCGCAAATTGAAGTGATATGGTATGCCGCTTCCCGATGCGCCCCCCAAATCGCCTCGCGTGTATAAAATTCTCAAGGTCAAGACACTCGATGCAGAAGCTCCGAACAGTCTTTCTCAAGCTGATATTGCTTCAGTAGGAAATCCAATGAGTATTGAGATGCTAAATGAGGATGAGCTCAGGCGTCTTGTGCTTGTGAACCTAGCCCGATTGACAGTCAAACAGGAATGGGACGGGTTGTTATCATGACTCCTTTACCAGATGCGAACAAGAGAAGCCCGAGAGTCTATACTCTTACTCAGAACACAGACCTAGAAAACCTAGCATTTGCTACAATGCAGTCAATAGGCCAACCGATATCCATTGAAGAGATGTCTGAGGATGAGCTGAGGCGTCTAGTTTTAGTGAACTTGGCGAGATTAAGCGTCAAAGGTGAGTGGACTGGAT